CAAAGAACTTGAAGAAGAACTTGAGCATTGGAAGGATATAGCCAACGCCCAGCGCATCAGGCTCAGGATACTTGAAGCAGACAAAAGCCCGGAATGATCCGGGCCTTGTTTATTCTTCGTTCATGAATCTATCTATTGCATCATGGAATATTGTCGAGTAGTTTTCTATCCCCTTATCCTTTAACTTTTGTTCGAATTGCTCCGCAAGGTCTTTTTTAACGCTTACTGTGAACCGCTTATAGGTTTTAGCGTTATATCTGTTTTTGACCTCTGAGGATGTTGTTGTTTTACGCGCCATGTTTCCTTACCTCCCGCGTTAGTTTAACATACTTGTGCAATACATACAAGTGTTATAACCCCGCAAGGCCTAATAATAATTCTCTCATGATCCAGACCCATAACGCCAACGTTCCCACTGTCAGGACGAATGTACCGAACTTGTTAAGATTGAGTTTATATGTTTTCATTTTGCTTTCTCCTTGTTATAATTCCCCTTGAAAGAGAATTGTCCTCTCTTTCGCTAGTGATAATCGTGAGAAGGCCCCGAAAGGGGCTTTCCCCTTAGCTGAAGTTAAATCTCATCGTCGTTGTTGTCTTGCTGTACTTGTCCGCGATCTCCGGATGATCCAGCTTTAATAATTTCGTGTCCAGGCGGCTTGTTGTTACTTCCTTGTAGGTCGCCTTGTGTTCGTTCCCCTGCAGGACTTCCTTGCCGGATGCCTGCATATACTGTTTTAACTCTTCCTGCAGCTCGTTCACTGCCTCGTTGATCTTGTTCTGCATGGCTTTCATCTCCGCAAGCTCTTTCATGATCTCGTTGTAATTGTTCGCGTTACACATTTTTTTATTCCTCCTTGTTATTTACCTATTGCCCAATTAACGTATTCGCTCCCAAGCCCCAGAATTGTTAATATCTCGAATGCTCCTTCGGCCTGCTCGTTATAATCCCGGCCGTCGTATGTTTCGCGCTCTGCAAGATGCTCAAGCTCCAGCATCTTCTTGAATAATTCCGTTATCTTCTCGTTTGTCATTTCCTTGTTCTCCTTTCACTGCTTACGCTTCCCGCGCTGCCTGCAGTAATGTTTCTAATGCTTTGACCTCTGCCCAGGCTGCCGCGCGCCTGCCTTTTTCTCTTCCCGCCGATCTCGTTACTCCAACGGTTCGCGCTACGTGTGCATCTATGCGCTTTTTTGATTTTTCTTTGTAGCTCATAATTTTTCCTCCGTGTAATATCTCTCCAGGTGTTCGCTCCCTGTGTGATCCGTGTACGTGATTGCGATTTCGTCGGCGTGTTCCGCTGCGTATGCGTCCGCCTTGTCGTAACCCTTTATCAGGATCTCCCGGCCGTCCTTGAATGTGATTACTGTATATTTATCTTTGCCCTTTAACATCGTTTCGCCCTCCGCTACTTGTTCATGCTCCGCCATTCCAGCCAGGAACCGGCTGCGCATATTACCATAACTATTGCAATTGCGATCCATTCGCCCATTGTTAACGCTTCCATGATTTAGCCTCCTTTTGTGGTTTTGCCTGGGTCTTAGTACAAGCACACAACGCCGGCGCTCGTTTCGGTGTATCCGTCAAAACTCAGGTCACGAGCAAAAGCCGCATAGTCGAAGTATCTTTGTGCGATCTCCGGCAGGTCGTAACATTCTTCCACTAATTCGTATGCTACTTCCTCGAGTGTCATTCCCGGCCAGAATGTCGCGTCTTCGGCTCTTTCGATTGCATCCCAGATCGTGCCGCCTTCGGCCTCCAGGATCGCCGCGATCAATTCGGCGTCTACGCTCTCCAGCTCTTCGGCCTGTTCGTTCAGGTCTTCGATGTTGTCATATTCGCCGACCTCAAGCCCTGCGAAATCTGTTTCATAATCAGTTATAAACATTTCTTCGTATTCGTCATTGATTCCGATCCGGTCGTAAACTTCTTCCAGGTTCGAGCATGGCAGCGAAACCCACTCGCCTATTAATTCGCCTTCGTTGTACTTTCCAAGATTCGTGATGTAGATGTTCAGCATTTTATGTTCCTCCTTTTTTTACACTGTAGCGTGTCTGTAAGTTTTTAGCGGCGGCCTGTTTGCCTTCCGCGACTATAAGATAACACACTACACTGTAGCGTGTCAACACTTTTTTATGAAATTTTTTCAACTTTTTTTCTAAAATGCTTGAAAGCCTTGGGGCGCAAGGGTTTGCGGGATTAAATGTTTTTCGCGTCTGGGCGAAATTCGGGAATTTCCTGTAAAAATATGCTGTATAATAATAGTGTGGAATGTTGGCCAAGTGTGCCGGCGTTCCTTTTTAATTAGACACGAAACGCCGCCGGCGATCTGGAATTGCTGCAGCGCTTCCGGGTTCCGGTTACTGATTCGGCGTTGAGTGTTCCGCAAGCGTTAGCGCGCGAGCTGGTGCCGATCCCGGACGGGTTCCGGATACCTGGAGGGAAAAACGCGCCTTTTAAGAAATGGGCGCACGATTCCGGGGGATAACATCAAAAGGAAATAAACAAACGCCGGCGGGGCGATCTGGTGCCTATACGCGCGTAATATAAGGAAGGGAGGCCGGCGCAATATGGCAAGGCCGAAAAACACAAAGAATTGCGGCCGGTTCTCAGGTGGCCCCGGATCACGAAACACCGGAACAATTGAAAGCTACAACCAGCAGTATAAACAAGAGTTAGACGGTTACAAGGCTTTCGCTGCTGCAAGGCGATCCAGACGAAAGCACACGCAGGAAAATGTTTTAATGCTATATGAAAGGGCAAAAGAATATTTTCAGCTGTGCGAGGATCAGCGGCGCCCGGCAACTATAGCCGGTCTGCAGCTGGCATTAAACATAGATCGCGAAACCTGGAGACGCGCGAACGCGGGAGAACTGGACTATTTATTAGAAGAATATGTTACACTCAATAACGTTACTGATGACAAAATAACAGAAATCGGCGGCCTGCCTTATCATTTAACAACCGACAACGAAACCGGGGAAATTAAGCAGGTGCTGCTTGTTCCGTACAGTGCTTTGTTGGAAAAAACTTCCATGATGATACAAGACCAATTGGAGCGAAATTGTTACACCAACAAAGGGAATCCAGCCGGTTCTATATTCTCATTAAAGGCACAATTCCAATGGAGAGAAGAAGAGCAACCACAACATATAGTGCAGAACTTAGTCGTAGCCGATCCGGAGCAGGTAAAAAAGGCCGCAAAAATGCTCACAGGCCTTGATACATAAGGGTTTGTTAATATTTACCAGTATTCCGAAAATGACGATTATGGGAAGAGTTGACCCCATCCCCCGCCCTGCAGATAGAAGGACACAGAAAAAAAGAGGAAGAAAATAGAGGCGGGATTTTGAAGCGGGGCAGGTTGAAGCGGGGAGAATTGAAGCGGGGCGGCGTTTTTCAATTGCCGTTTTCCGTTTCCGGAGCAGATCGCAGCCAGAAAATTCATTCCCCAATCGGCGGCGGCGCGCGTAGAGAGAAAGGGGTGGGGGCAGTATCTCGCGCAGACTCACTCAATAAAAATAAATATCCCGTAAAAAGCACCGACTTATGTAAACCACCAAAATGGCTCTGTTGAGCGATTTTTTAATTTCAGGTATCAAAATTTCCCGATGAAAGACTTTCGGGAAGAGGATTATGGTAAACCTGTCCCCCGATTCAGAGGGGGCATTTTCATATTAAGAGGGAAAAATTTTCTGAGATATAAAAAGGCCATGTATTCTGCATAGCATGATATAGACTCCTTAAAAACCCACAGGGGAGGGGCTACAATACTCCCCTTACATGGGAGGCAGTGCTACGAGAAGCCCGAAAGGTCGAGCCGGTGCAAGTCCGGCGCCTCCCGACTCACCGTTCCTCCTTGGAGGGAGTGGTTGATTGGCGTCTTAACAAACTGCGAAACATAACAGAAAGGAGAATCTCACTAGATTCTTACCCTCTGAGGGGGGACAGCCATGGCGAGAGGAAGGCCGAGGAAGAACGCTGAACAGGAAGCTTATACGAAACTTGTTCAGGGATCATACAAAGCGTACTGTCTGTACGTGCATAACATGGACTTCTTTGCGAACGGCAACGCGAAGGAAGAGGACCTGAAGTGGAAGCCTTCACGGTTCCATCAGGACCTGTGCGACCGTGTCCAGGCTTTTATAGAGAGGCCTACCGACAAGGCGTTCGAGATAATGATAATCAATACGCCTCCGCAGCATGGGAAGTCGACGACTATTACCGAGACTTTACTGTCGTGGTACATCATGAAGCATCCGGACGAATCCGTGATACAGGTATCGTACGGAGACGACCTTGCTGAGAGGTTCGGCAAGAGGAATCTTGAGAAAGTGCGTGAACACGGAAACATCTTCGGGGTGGAAGTAGACCCGAAGAAAGCGACATCGAGGGAATTCCAGATACTGAACCATAAAGGACGTGTTATCTCCAAAGGTATCGGAAGCGGTCTTACCGGCTATTCCGGGCATCTGATCGTGATAGACGACCCGATAAAGAACAGAGAACAGGCGGATTCCGAGCGGACGAGGGAAGCGGTATGGAGCGAATTCATGGATTCCATACTGACACGTACCCAGGCAGGCTCAAAGATAGTGCTTATCATGACCCGCTGGCACGAAGACGATTTAGCCGGCCGTATCCTTCAGCAGATGCCTGAGGTCACTACGTATGTGAACTACGAATGCGAATGCGAATCGGAAGGCGATCCGCTTGACAGACGCAGAAGAAGCGAAGACGACAAAGGCAACGTGATAATGGGCGAGGCCTTATGCCCTGAGATAGGAAAAGGCGACGCATGGCTTTCCCAATTTAAGAGCGCATATATATCAGAGAACGGCCGAAGGTCATGGGAAGCTCTTTATCAGGGGCATCCTACGATACAGGAAGGTAACATCCTCAAGAAGGACTGGTGGCAGAGATACGACGTCGAGGACTACTACGAAGGGCGTTTGAAATTCGACCAGATGATAATGTCGATTGACGCGACGTTCAAAGACCAGGAGAAAAACGACTATGTTGCCATAGAAGTATGGGGCAAGAGAGAGAATCGTTTTTATCTGGTAGACCTTGTGAACGAGCATCTGAGCTTTTCCAACACAGTACACAGGATAAGGCTGCTGGCGGCGAAACATCCGAAGGTAATCGGCATTTATATAGAAGACAAGGCAAATGGACCTGCGATCATGGACACACTGAGGCATGAGATCGCGGGTCTTATTGCTGTAAAACCGGACGGAGCATCCAAGGAAGCGAGAGTGCAGTCCGTCCAGCCAATTATAGAGGCGGGATGCGTGTTCCTTCCGAAGGATATGGAATTCACGCACAAATTCATCGAACAGTGCGCCAAGTTTCCGAATGCGAAACACGACGATATGGTTGACGCAATGTCGCAGGCATTGTTCAAACTGCACTATTCAAGGCGCGGATGGGTGAGAAGAAAGGTCCGCGAGGCGTCCGGATGGACACTTCCGAGCGACAAACCGAGGAAAAAGATAGATGTGGGGAGGACGATCCATGTTACTTAATGTGATAACAGTGATTTTGGTATTATATGCCATTGCAAGTCCGTATTTTTACGCCAGAGCGTTCAAATTCGGCATGAAAGTCATGGAGAAACCGGAAGAAGCGGCTGCAGAGCCGTTTTTTCATGTAACGGCGGGCAAGAAGAAGCCGAAAATGACACCTGAAGAGCAGAGAACCACACAGATCCTCGCAAATATAGACGCCTACAACGGAACATCACTTGGACAAAAGGTAATCCGAAAGGATAGAGCGTAAATGGACAACAAATTCTGGAGAAGATACGAAAAAGGCAAAGATTACATCGATGGGAAGAACCTCATGAACCGCACGAATATGTGCTGGAACTTCTTTGTCGGCAAACAGTGGGAAGGAGTAGAGGCAGACGGCGAGGAATTGCCGTTCTTCAACTACATCCATCCTAACGTAATGCGAAAAGTCACCACGATATACACGAACCGCATGGCCGTGAACTATTCCGACATGGACGGACGCACCGATCTGCAGCCGGTCTATGAAAAACTGTCGCAGATGTTCGCCGCCAAGTGGGAAAAGGCCAATGAGGACGTACTATGCCGAAAATCACTGAAGCATGGATGCGTCACAGGCGACGGCCTTCAGTATTTCCCGACCGGGAACGTGGAGGATGTGCAGGTCCTGTTCAACACTGACGTATTATACGGCGATGAATCAGAGCCTAACGTCCAAAGACAGCCTTATCTCATCATACAGGAGCGCAGAAACGTCGAAGAAGTCAAGAAAATGGCGCTTGAAAACGGCATTGACGAGGAAGAAGTCGCACTGATAGTGCCTGACGACGACACAGACTACACTCTCGGCAACATTGACGAGGTGCAGAATGCAGATTCTTCCAACGCAAACAAGGTAACCATGATAACTCACTTCGAAAAGAAGCGTGAAATGGTCACTGAGATGCGCTGGACAGAGGATGAAGAGGGCAACAGGACCGGCGCACTCGTGGAAATAGGCGAAAGGGAAGTCGTATACGTCGCAAAATGCACAAGAACGGCGATGGTTGAGGAAGAAAGGCCTATCAAAGGAGAACCGAGCGCCATCGAAGCGGCGAACGGACGTCCGGGCAGGGCGCTTTCCCTTTATCCGATCATAAAATTCAGTTGGGAAGAGTATCCTAACGACGCAAGAGGCGTTTCACAGGTAGAAGGACTCATTCCTAACCAGATTTTAATCAATAAAACACTGGCAAGACGTTCAATGACGACGAAAAACACGGCTTATCCGAGAATGGCGTACAGTTCACAGTTCGTACAGAACCCGGAAGACCTTATGAAAGTCGGAATGCCTATCGAAGTATCCGGAGCAGACGCGATGTCGGTCAATCAGGCCGTATCCTACCTCAATCCGGCACAGTCGAACGACGAACCGAAGCGTCTTACGGACGATTTGCTTGAGATAACACAGGAATTATCCGGATCAGGCGATACCACGATGGGCAATATCGACCTGCAGAGAGTCGCCGCTTCAGCTATCGTAGCTGTAAACGACCAGGCACAGTCCATGCACGACGATACAGTGGCAAATCTGCAACTATTCGTCGAAGATATGGCGAATCTGTGGGTAGAGCTTTGGCAGGTATTCTCGCCTAACGGCCTTACTGTAGTTTCAAAGCAGACAGTATCAGAGCCTGTCATTGATCCGATGACCGGCAGACCGCAGATTGACCCTGCGACAGGTATGCCGAAGATGGAAACACACGAAAGAGATGTTCCGGTCCAGATAACTGCAGAAGAGCTTGACAGAATCAAGCCTCTTACGCGGATCGACGTCACGAAGGACAATTCATTCACAAGAGAAGCGCAGCAGCAGGTAATCGACGGACTTCTCGACAAAGGCCTCATAGACCTTGAAGAGTGGACGGAGCTTGCTACTGATACTTCACCGGTTCCGAAACACGGACTGGAAATGATATTTGAAAGAAGAAAAGCAAACCAGAGTGTCCAGCCACAGCAGACCGCTGCACCTGGCATCTAATTTCCTCTTTTTACTATGGGGCGGGTCATCCCCGCCCCAGGCCTCCAATTATTAAGACCGCAATCAAGCGGTTTTTTTTAATACATAACTGAATAAAAAGAAAGGACGTTTTCAATGAGCGAATTTGAAACCGCAAGCGCAGAAATGTCGGAAGTCGCTGAACCGACCGAAGAAACAGGCGTAGAAGAGCCGGAAGTCGCCGAACCGGTGTCCGAAGTGGGCGAACAGCCCGAAGAAACCGCAGACGTACCTGCGGTAGAGCATCAAAAGAACACTTCTGATGCTGCCATGGCTGAAATGCGCAGGCAGATGCAGCAGGCACAGCAGGAGGCAGAAGATGCAAGAGCGCAACTCGCAGAGATGATTGCGCAACAGGAAGCGAGAGATGCCGCATTTTCACGCATCACAGGAAATGCAAGCGAGTATGCGGCGTTATCAGAGCTTTCCGGAATGTCGGAAGACGAAGTACGTGCGGAATATGAGGCCGCACAGGAAGCAGTCCAGAAGGATATGCAGATCCAGCAGCAGAATGAAAGGATTCAGCAGCTTGAAACACAGATAAACGAGATCGATGCCGAAAGAATGATGCAGGCCGATCTCCATGAGCTGCAGAAGATAGACCCTACCTTAAAGAGTCTTGACGAGCTGGGTGATTCATATCTGCACTATATCGTCGCAGGTCTTTCACCTGAAGACGCATATTGGGCAATAAAGGCAAGGGATGGGGCGAACCGAGCCACGCCGCCTAAACCGGCAGGCACAGTCGCTACCGGCTCTGCTGAAAAGGACTATTTCACTGAGGCTGAAATCGATGCAATGTCTTCCGAACAACTAACAAGCAACTGGAAAAAGATTATGGCGTCGTGGGATAGGAATTCCAAGAAATAATCCTGTCCTGCGAAGCAGAATAGGAGACACATAATGGCATTCGAAAAATTCAAGCCGGAAGTGTGGTCACAGAAGTTCATGGAAGACCTGGACAAGACACTGGTCTTCAAGGAAAACTGCAACCACTCATATGAAGGCGACGCAAAGAAGCCTGGTGACGGTGTAAGAATCCTTGGTCTTGGCGATGTTGAGATCAACGCATGGCACAACGGCAAGCTGGGAACACTGCCATCAGCACAGGAAGTTAACGGCAACTCGATCTATATGCCGATTAACGAGATTCGTTACTTCAACTTCAAGATCGGTGATCTCGACAAGGCACAG